AAATAATTTCACGTTCCTGCATACTCAAGTACATGGACTCTGTGTAACTTAGGCCCCCTCGCATGTACCAAGAAAGTTTTAAACTATCTTGCTTGATACCTCGAATCTCTTTATCCATACTATCAACTAGTTCTTCAATTTCGTCAGAACTAGCGGTCAGGAGCCTCATCCGAAAAAATTTGATAAATCCAACGTAAATGGTTGTTCAAATGTTTTTTCGCATTTTTTACAGCTGATGGTTAAAGGTTTCATTTCACCTTTGGCTCTTACTTTGGTTAAATGATCTCTTATTTGTGCGTACAAAGTTCTATCAATGTTACTCATAAACTCTGCAATATGATCTCTATCATCAATAAAAATGCCATCTGACTTAATAGCCGAAATACTTTCGGTTATTGTTGATAAAGTCATTTTTGTAATTTCTGCTAAAGCATCACTCATTGCTTTGAGTTTATCTTCGTCTGTGACATTTTCAGCATTTGTTGTTAACTGAATACGTTTTTGTTGTTCAAATTGTTTTTGTGCTGATTGACTAATCTGATGATAGTTAAGCGGTCTAAAATAAACTTCTAAATCATCAATATCTAACTTGTCATCAAAATTAGGTATTCCGTACTGATCAATAACTTGTCTAAGATCTAGTCCGTAATTGTCTGTTTCTAAACAGTGCGGACAAGTAACTTCAAGATCCATATCGTGACCATAACTGGCAATACGAATTGCTGTAAACAACATGTCAATATCAACTTGTGGTACTACCCAAGGATCTTTAATGTTAGGAACACAACTTTGAAATAATTGTGCTACTGCTGATCCATTAAACAAAGCGTCCGGTGTTCTTGTAATAATTTCATCCATTGCAGTCATTGGATAGATTGGTATTTCTCCGTTTGCCGGAATATCAATACTGCCCGGAGGATAATGCTTTCCGTTACTAGGCAATTTAACATAAATTGCTGGTTGCCTAAAGTATTTGTTCAACGGATTTGTTGTATTTTCAGCCATGGTTTTTTTCCGATAAATATGTTATATAACACACATATTTATATACGTATAAAACCAGGTAAAAATTAATGGGCGACGACGCAGAACAGTTACAGCGAGAGTTAGAATCTCTCAGAAATGAATTTGCCAAAACAGGCAAAGTTACCGCTGACATGAATAAACGCATGGAAGGTCTAAGCGGTGGCATGATGAAATTTGGTAAAGAACACTTAGGCAATCTAGGGCAAGGTGTTAAAAGTTTCTCTACACAGATGTTAGCAGGATCAAAAAGTTTTGATGCACTGATACCTGTGATTGATGCCTTAGGCGGTGCTATGGTAGGTTTAGCCAAAAGTGTACCACTTGTTGGTGGCGGCCTAGGCAAACTTGCTCAAGTTGCGGTTGAAAGTTCAAAATTTTTAGTTACAGAATTAAGTAAACAAGCAGGCGTTTTCCAATCAGTAAGTAGATCAGGTGTGCTAGGTGCAGGCGGTATGCAACAGTTTGCCAATCAAGCATTTAGTTCTCGTTTAAGTCTAGAACAGTTTGGTAAAGTTGTAGTTGATAACGGAAAAATGTTAGCGGCTATGCGTGGTAGTGCTATGTCAGGTACCAAAGCATTTGCTGATATGACTTCTACATTGTCTGGAGATCAATTTGATTTTACACGTCAACTAGGTTACGGTGCTGAAGAAATAGCAGACATCACAGCTGGCTACATGTCACAACAAACATTGTTGGGTATGACGCAACGTCAATCAACAGAAAGCCTAACTCAATCAACAGCAGGATACATGAAAGAGTTAGACATGTTATCAAGAGTAACAGGTGATAACAGAAAAGCCTTACAAGAACGTCAAGCGGCAATGTTAGCAGAAACAAGATTTAATGCTAAGATTCAAGAATTATTAGCTCAAGGTAAAGTAAAAGAAGCCAGAGAACTACAGAACTTTGTATCAGCCGTTGATGCGTTTGCTCCTGCTATTGCTACTGGTGCTAGAGATATTGCTACTGCTGGTACTGGTACTATTGCTGAAGGTCAACAATTAATGATCAGAAGTGGTGGTAGTATTCAACAAATTTTAAAACAAATTGAAAATGGTTCTCTAAGCTCTACTACTGCGTTAAATCAATTAACTAATCAAGTTGGACAAACTAATCAGCAATATATATCAAGCGCCAAAGTACTTGGTGATGCTAACATGGTTACTGCTAACGGTGCAGAATATGCCAGACTAGGCAACAGAGCTATGCAAGAAGAAGCCGCATTAAGAAAACAACAAGCTGATCAAATGAAAGGCACAGACCCATTACAAGCAAGTATGGCAAGATCACTTAAAAACATGGAAGACTTTACCATGAACCTGAATAAAATGATTTTAGAGTTTATGCCAATGACTGCTAAAATTGTAGAAGGCTTAACTGGTACACTTGAAACAATGATGGAAACTGCTAAAAAAGGCTTTGATGAGTTACTTGGTAAAGGCGGAGATGAAAGACCAGTCAAACACAGATCAACAATTGATAAAATATTTGGCTTAGGATTATCCGATAACGAAGCCGAAGCAGATAAACAAGTTGCTGATGAACAATTAGATAATAGAATTAAACGTGCTGTTGAAAATGCTCGTCAGAAAAAAGCCGCAAAAGAGTTGACATTTATGGAGCAGTTTAACTCAGAAAAGATGGACGCAGTAAAATTAACTCCGGAAGAAAAAGCCAAAATTGTTGAGGACGAGAAGAAATCGTTTAAGGAATCTTGGGTAGTTAGCAGTAGTCTTCAAAAAAATGCTAGTTATGATAACTTTACACCAGACAAGTATGCTTTTGGTGGCATAGCCAACTATCCAGAAACTGGTAAACTTGCTATGTTACACGGTACAGAAGCAATTATTCCATTACCAGACGGTAAAACAGTGCCGGTATCAATTAATGTTAATTCATTGGCTGAAGCATTAACAACAACTCCAACAGCAGGGCCAGTTAGATCTACCTTAGGTACTACATCGTCAAGTCCAATATCATCGGCATTGATGTCAATGTTAGGTATTAAAACAGAAACTGCACCAGCAACCACAGCAACAACAACAGCCAGTGGTGATACAGATCTAATGTCCTCACAAAATGCTAAACTTGATGAACTAATTAGATTAACCAGTAAACACATTAGTGTTAGCGAACAAACACGTGCCCATTTATCATAATTTGGCTAAATTTCCATTGACACATTGACTTTTATTTGCTAAAGTTTAGAATAGCGATAAATACTATCCATATACAAAAGGTTAATTATGGCAAGTTGGAAAAAATACTTTAAAGTAGCAAATCAAACTGATGGATCAATAAGTCCAATTAGTGGTGTTAATAGACCGCAGGCCGGCAACGCCAACGATTTTGCATTTAGAAACTATCAATCAAGTTTACCAGAAGTCTATTCAGGACATCCAAATCGTGTTGAACGTTATAATCAATACGAAGCAATGGATATGGATTCAGAGATCAATGCCTGTTTAGATATTATTGCAGAATTCTCAACACAGGTAAATGACCAAAACGGCACATCATTTGAAATAGACTTTACAGAAAAACCAACAGACCACGAAGTTGATATTATTAAAAAACAACTACAACAGTGGACCAAACTTAACCAATTTGATCAAAGAATTTTTAAACTATTTAGAAACGTAATCAAATACGGTGACCAAGTATTTGTACGTGATCCAGAAACATTTGAATTGTACTGGGTTGATATGTCAAAAGTATCAAGAGTTATTGTTAACGAAGCAGAAGGCAAGAAACCTGAGCAGTATGTTATTCGTGACATTAATCCAAACTTTGAAAATTTATCAGTAGCAGTTAAAACTGCACAAGACGCAGTTAACAGTCCTCCAACACAAGGCGGATATACTGCACCTAATCAGTATTCAGCACCTAACGCTATGTCATCAGGTGGACAAGGACGTTTTGGTCAAGCAATGAATGAAAGTGCTTTAGAAGCACAACACGTGGTTCATTTAAGTTTAAGTGAAGGTTTAGACTATAAATGGCCTTTTGGACAGTCAGTGTTAGAAAACGTTTATAAGGTTTTTAAACAAAAAGAACTGTTAGAAGATGCTATATTGATATACCGTGTGCAACGTGCACCAGAGCGTAGAATCTTCAAAATTGACGTAGGTAACATGCCAAGTCACATGGCAATGGCCTTTGTTGAACGTATTAAAAACGAAATACATCAACGTCGTATTCCAACACAGCAAGGTGGCGGACAATCAGTGGTAGATGCTACTTACAATCCGTTATCAATTAACGAAGACTACTTCTTCCCTTTAACAGCAGACGGCAGAGGTTCTAGTGTTGAAACATTACCAGGTGGACAAAACCTTGGTGAGATTGATGACTTAAAATACTTTAACAATAAATTATCACGTGGCCTAAGAGTTCCAAGTTCATATTTGCCTACTGGTCCAGATGAATCAGCACAGGCACTAAGTGATGGCCGTGTTGGTACAGCACTTATTCAAGAATACAGATTTAATCAATACTGTATGCGACTACAGAATCAAATTATCAATAAACTAGATGATGAATTTAAAATGTTCCTACGCTTTAGAGGCTTTAACATTGATTCATCACTGTTTAACTTAAAATTTAATCCACCACAAAACTTTGCTAGTTACAGACAAGCAGAGTTAGATGCTCAACGTGTTAACGTGTTTACAGCCATGGAAGGTATGCCTTATATTAGTAAACGTTTTGCTATGCAACGTTTCTTAGGCTTAACTGAAGAAGAGCTACGTCAAAACGAAGAGTTATGGGCTGAAGAGTCAGACAATATAGAAGCAACACCTACTACAGGCAGTGATCTTAGATCTGTAGGTATTAGTCCAGGTGACATTGACTCAGACCTAACAGCAGGTGCAGATATTGAAGCAGACTTAGAAGCACCAGCAGACTTAGGTGGCGATGAAATTCCTGGAGTAGATACGACTCCAGAAGTATAAATACTACTATGATACTTAACGAACTTTACGATAAACAACCTGGATACCAAGACGAAAACGAAGACCAAAGCAAGGCTCGTATTGGTGATCTACGTAAAACAAAACTGACGTTAAAGCAGTTAAACAAGTTACGTATTATGAATGACGTAAGAACTTACGAGCAAACAGTAAAAGCAAAACGTGTGCAAAGGCAGTACGGAGCACCAGCAGAAGCACCTCAATTATAGAAATATTCAAAAAAAGGCTCAAAAAGGCGCCTTTTTCGCTTAAAAAACACCAATATTAAGAAAAAGAGTGTAAATACATTCACAAAGCCATATATGGAGAAAAAAAACATGGAAAATAAATTTGAACAGTTAATTGAGTATATCATTAACGACGAAGAAGACAAAGCTAAAGAGCTTTTCCATGATGTAGTGGTTGAAAAGTCACGTGACATCTACGAAGAGTTAATGGCAGAAGAAGAAGCAACAGAAGAAGTTGCTGAATCAACAGACGAAGAAGTTGAAGAGTCTATTGAAACTGAAGAAGAAGTAGCAGGCGACGAAGCTGATGATTTAATCGCAGACATCGAAGCTGACGAAGAAGGTGTTACAGAAGACGAAGTTGACTATGACGAAGACGGCGAAACTGACGAACATGAAGAAGATCATGAAGAATTAGAAGACCGTGTTGTTGATTTAGAAGACAAACTAGACGAATTAATGGCTGAGTTTGAAGAATTAATGACAGACGGCGATGCTGAAGAAGCACCAGAAGCTGAAGAAGGCGAACCAGAAGAAATGGAAATGGAAGTACCTATGGAATCTGAAGAAGCAACTGAAGAAGTTGTTGAAGCTGAAGAAGAAGTAGCAGAAGAAGAAGAAGCTCTTGAAGAAGGTGCTGATCTTAAACCAGCTACTAAGCCAGAAACAAAAGAAGGCGCAGACCAAACTAAATCACCAGTAGCGGCTAATGCCGGTGCTAAAGGTGCAGAGGCTAAGCCACAAGCATCAAAAGGTGAAGAAAAAGGTTCTGCAACACCTAAAGCAGAAGATCAAGGCGGTACTACTGAGCCAGATCTTAAAAAAGTTTAATTTAAACTTTATTATATAGGTACCTTACAATATGTCAAACATATACTTAAAAGAACATCTTAACCATTCAATGGCCAACATGATTGTTGAGTCAGCAAACGATGGTAAAGATTTATATATGAAAGGTATCTGCATCCAGGGTGGTGTAAAAAACGCTAATGAACGTGTATATCCAGTTGCTGAAATTGAAAGTGCAGTTAAAACACTGAACGAACAAGTTACAGGTGGATATAGCGTTTTAGGCGAAGTTGATCACCCAGATGATTTAAAAATCAACCTTGACCGTGTATCACATATGATTGAAAATATGTGGATGGATGGTCCAAATGGATGTGGTAAATTAAAGATTCTACCTACACCGATGGGTCAACTAGTTAAAACTATGTTAGAGTCAGGTGTGAAGTTAGGAGTTTCGAGTCGCGGTAGCGGAAACGTTAACGAGGACTCAGGACAAGTCAGTGATTTTGAAATTATCACTGTCGACATCGTATCGCAACCAAGTGCTCCGAATGCTTACCCTACAGCAATTTATGAAGGTCTTATGAATATGAGACATGGTCATAATGTTTTAGAGATGGCAAGAGAGGCTAGTGGTGATGCTAAAGTACAACGATATTTGAAGAGTGAAGTTTTAAGACTCATCAAAGATCTTAAGGCTTAATAGGAGAATGGCATGCTAGATGTACTAAAACCATTATTAGACAGCGATCTAGTTAACGAAGAAACTCGTGCTGAAATATCAGAAGCATGGGACGCTAAGTTAAACGAAGCTCGTGAGTCTGTTCGTGCTGAATTACGTGAAGAGTTCGCTCAGAAGTATGAACACGATAAACAAACAATGGTTGAAGCAATCGATCGCATGGTAACAGAAAGTTTGAAAACTGAAATGGCTGAAATGCAGGAAGAAAAAGCCAAATTAGCAGAAGACCGTGTTAACCAAGTTAACAAAATGAAAGAATCAGCAGAAAAATTTAATAACTTTATGGTTACTAAATTAGCTGAAGAACTCAAAGATCTTCGATCAGACAGAAAGGTACAAGCTGAATCAGTTGAAAAATTGGAACAGTTTGTGGTTAAAGCGTTAGCAGAAGAAATTAAAGAATTTGCACAAGATAAACAGGACGTTGTAGAAACTAAAGTTAAACTTGTTGCAGAAGCTCGTGCGAAACTAGAAGAACTTAAAACTAAGTTCGTTACAGAATCGAGTGAGAAAATGACTAACGCAGTTGCCAAGCATTTGAAAGCAGAACTTTCGCAATTACATGAAGATATCAAAGTTGCTCGTGAGAACACCTTTGGTAGAAAAATCTTTGAAGCATTTGCTAGTGA